AAATGTACGTGATGTGCTCAAGTGTTTACTCCTCTAGGAGCCTTGAGTTTTAACCACCCTGTGCGGTTAACCTCTCAGCCCTAATAGCTTTAATGTCCTCAATACTCGTAGGAGATCGCCTACCGACAGGTGAAGTCCCACGGCCCTGTAAATTTGGTATTACCGGCTTTTGACCAGGTGCTACCTGAGTGTGACCTTGCGCTCCCGCTTGGACATGTTGCTGATTAGGGGTTCCCACCGCCCTCAGACCAAAATAGTTAATGGTGTCGTGGATAACATCAAGTGCACCCATATCGACCCCATTAACCTGACTATGAAAAATTCCTCTTTCAATAGCCGCTTGTTTAAATGCTCCAGGTTTTCCAACCCTGGCATCGTAATCTTTTATTAATGGTGCAACATCTGGATTGTTTAGTCCATTGTCTAATTCAAACAATCTCTGTTGCTGCGCCTGCCGACTATACTGCTGCTGGAGTGTTTCATTTTGAATCTCCAACTGGTGCATCCGAAGTCTGCCCTGATTTTCTGAATCAATTCTTGCCCTCTCTTCGGGTGGCAACTCCTTATACTTTAGCTTGTTAATAGCATAATCTATAAACATTTTTTCAGGCAAGCCCAAAGCCTTAATAAAATTTGCAGCATCACCAGCCTGCACAAACTTATTTACCGTACTAAGGCTCTCGTTCAAGTTGGTGAACTTGTCCCGGTAGTCATCGCGCTCTTGTTTAGCCAATGGTAGTCCGTCTCTCGCTGTATACAAGTCTTGAAAAAGCTTGTAGCTCTCCTCATCCTTGATAAAAGGACGAACTTTCTCGTCAAACTCTTTTTCCTCATCACGCACCGAGTAGGTAAATTTGTCCCACTCAGCTTTTGTAATCTCGCCAGCTTCCAAAGCTTCATCAGCGTCTTCTGTTGTTTCTGTTACCTCTTCCGTAGAAACTGAATCCTGCTCAACAGATTCGGTATCTTCGTTTGTTTCTTCAGTGTTGACTGTCATGGTGCATCTATCTCCAAAATTACATCAAGGCTGGATTGCCCTGGGGTGGCTGTTCTTGTGGCTGCTGCAAGCGACGAAGTTGATCTTGCATCTCCACCTGCATTTGCTGGGGTCTTTCTACGCCAGGATTGCCGTTCATCATCTCAGCCAACTGTGCAAGAGAAGAGCGGTCCATGGACTCCATCTGCTCCAACGTGTCGCCCTGGATCTCCATTTGCTCAAATAACCAGTTGAGAGATTTCTGGAAGACGCGAGCCCTCTTTGGCTGCTTCGTAGGATCGTCAGCCTCAACATACATATCGACAGCAACCATCGGGCCACCAATAGGAATGAACCCCGCTTGTGCCCGCTTTATCTCCTCTGCTTTTCTCATCTCTTCCTTCTGATGAGATTGCTTGAACTGGGCATATAATTGCTGAACCTGAGGTGACAAAAACTTGAAGTCCGCTTGCTTCATCATGTGGCCAAGCTTCTTTATGTAATAGACATTGTCGTCGTCCGGACCAAGCTGTGGGTTTTCACCACGCTCGATCGACATCATGTCGTTCTTCACGTTGTCTTCATCGATCGTTAAATCAGAGAAGCTGTCCTCGTTGTTTACATATGGCATGTTGTTTAGGATTTTACCGACGGTTGATGGGTCCAAGCTGCTGCCAAGATACTGGAGGATATTCTCGAAGTTTATTTGTTTGCCGAGCATCGTCTCTGCATCGTCAGATATTGGCTCCATGGTCATCCGGTAACAAAATTTAGTCGTAGACCTGAATTCTGGGATATTTATTTGCTCGTTTCTACCAATGGCGTAAATTAACGCCTGGTCAGGTAAGTAATTCCGACAAATATCGAGTGACAACTCAGCTACATCGCACAAAAAACGCTCCCATTTCTCTATATATGGGGTAAAAACAGCCTTTTGGGCAATAGAGCGGAAAAGTAATGTGTTTGGCTTGGCGTCAAGAGCTTTCTCCGTTGTCGCCTCATCGAGAAGACACGCATGGTACATCTCTGTAATAGTCCTCTGCGTGTAGTCACCAAACTGAGCTCCCGTCCTACCAGGAAGGATCGTCGGTGGTGCGCCGTTGTAAGAAACACCACGAACACCAGGAAGTAAAGCGCCTTGCGATAACTTCGAGCCCTGCTGGTACAAAATCTTGTCATCACCAAGCGTAACCTGATGGGTGGCTTCCTGGCTAGCCGCCCTGTTCACCTCGGCTTGATAAGGACGCGCAACACTTATAATAGAATTGGCCCTTGGAGTAGAAACGTACTCGTCGAAACCAACCCAAACAATCGGATACAAACCAAATGGTATCGGGCCCCTTTCGAGGATTCCGTATTCTGTAAAGTGATAGTACCAACCCAACGGAGCTGCCTTGCATGGACTGAAATACATCTCCCGCAGCATCGTCTCTTCTTTTGTCTTGCGGTAAGAAGAACTATTTGAGTCGAAAACTACAAATTCATCTTCGCGACCCTTCTGAATGTGCTTTAACTTATCTGGGTCGTTCGCGTACTTGGCCTCAAGGAGCTTGGTGCCAATAAGCTTTCTAATCGTGTACTGATCAGATAACTCCATGTCTTTACACTCTGGAGAACGAAGTAAATTGTATGCTGGGACTATCTCATAGCAAAGGTCGCCCGACATCACGGCCTTCGTCTCGTCTGCTACCTGCTCCATGATTGGCTCGAGGATCGGTTGGCCAAACTCATCAACGCCTACCTGCTGCATCGCAGGCTCACCAGTCGCATCGTCAATCTTCATCTTTAACTGAGGCTCACCCGTAAGATCATCCACCAAAGGCTCATAGCCAATGTGCTCACCCTTGTCGGGATCCCAAAACACTTTAAGCGCAAACTCGCCCACAGATGTGAAATGCTCGCACCACTTACGCTGCTTGTCTTTTAACTTGTGGCGCTCCTTTAAGTCAGTCCAAACTGCATTGTTGAGCTCTGCAGACTTCTGGTCCTGCATCTCCATTTCGTTTTTTGGCATCGGACGGACACCAGGAGCCTTAGAAATAATCGAATTGGTGTACATCTTTACAATGCGGTAAATATGATTTTTAGTTAAACGGAGCTTGGTCGTGGGGGCCAGCTTGTTGGTTTCACGTAGACGTGAGAAATGCTTGTTCACATTCTTCGTGTAATGCTCGCCCGCTGAAAGCAAAACATTACTGCGCATCTTCGTAAAATGTGACTTGTCAACTTCCTCAGAATCTTTATAAAGCTGATTGAGTTTGACTATGTCGAGATTCTGAATCTCCATCCACTACCCCATTGTCTTGATGTAAGTAATGGTCGATAATGCTCTGCTCAAACTGATCAGGGTCATCCATCATTACCTGGGTTTCTGCGAGTTCGTCCAGAAGCTCTTGGTCTTCTGTGGTCAACGCTAATTTTTTTACTTGTTCAGCAGTCGTCCCCGACTCTGGTGGGGCATGAACCATTCCTGGCCATGTTTCTGTAGCTGCCATTCCTGGCTGCTTGAAGTTTACCTTAAGTGTACCAAATATTAATTCCGTTACACCTGATTTTGCACATGTCTTTATGATATTACAAATAACAATGTCTTTTAAATCGTTAGTTTCCATATAACTCGTTCATCTCCGCAAAGTCACCCTCTAATTCTCCCCAATCAGTAGGGTCATTAACATCATCGGGACCCTTGTAACGCCCGTTGCGCTGGTCTTCTAGGTTCTTGATTACCCAGTCGTTCTTGTTTTTTGGCAAATCCTCCTTTGGCTGGGAATTAATGTCCTCGCCAAGAGGCACAATCTTCGTCAAATCCCAAGGAATCTCAACACATGCATACCGCGTAGCGTCAGAAAGATCGTCCTTACGCTTGTTCTTGGGAGTCGTCTCGATCACAGAGATCCACTCACTACCAAGCTTGCGTACCTCCTCATTGTCAAAAAGGTGAAGCATCCGATTCTTTAAGAGAGTGTTGATCAAATCATGCCCAAGATCATGACTTTTCTGAGCTTTCTGGAATGGATCGCCGCTACGCATCGAAATGGTACCAAAGTCTACAGCAGCATAATCATAAACCTTGCGAGTTATCGTCTCACCCTCGTCAAGCAATTCATGGTACTTCTCAAAAACATCACCAGCCGTGGTCGGTATCTTGTCGCCACGCCAAGCTTTGTAAATATACCCCTCTGTTAAACATGGCTTGACCGCTATGAAGCAAATCGCTGAAGGGTGACCACTCACACCACCACTGCCAATGTCAACACCAGCGTATCTCGCCCACCCCTTGGGGATAGGAAACGGCGTCACGTAATTTACCGTCGGGTCAAATGCATGAAACAACCGACCCTCTGTCTTCACAAACCGACCGTGCACACGACGATTTATTTCGGCAGTGCTCTTGCACCTTGCCTCAATCTTTTTAATGCGCTCAAGATTCCAAGGGCTCGGTCTGCCGTCCTGATACTCCATGCACTCATACATTGACACAGACCTTTTCCATGCCTGAGGCAAAAACTCTAAGTCGTTGCCAATCATCTCCATGGCGCGAAACCATAAAAGTTGGCCAATCGTAGCCGTGAAAACCATGTGAAAGAAACCGTCAGTACCACCAATACGCAACATTAATTCGTCGTACAAATGCTCCGGCAATTCTTCGTCACCAAAAATACTAAAAACCGAACCAGCCTGAAGTAGCTGTGCATCTTGCATGTAAGTCTTAAAGTAAACTGTCATGCCCGAATTGAAATCTATGTGGTGAATTGCCTTCTTGTCGTAATGCTCTTTCCAACCATACTTGGGATCGTCACGCATCGAGCCACTCGGCATGAACTGACTCCACTTGGTTTTCCACTCGGCGGTCGCAATATCCTTCGATGGATATAAGTACCAAAACATATTGGGATGCTTGTGGCCTGGCCAAAGCTTGGGCCATAACTCTTTTTCAGTAGCCCAGTAGATGCACTTTCTTATTTGCGTTGAACTTTTTGAAATCTGGTTGGCAGCGCACAACAACTGAATCGAATCTTTTTCGTTGTTGAAAAATTCCCATGCCCAATCATACCAAGGCATACCGTAAAGATGTGGTAAATTATCTTGACGTTGCTGCTGGTGCTGCATTAAAGCTAGCTGCTCGCGCTTCAACTGAGCGAGTGATGTCATTTAACCCTCTTGATCTTATCACCCTTGGATGCTTTTTCGACATCTATAAACTCTTCGGTACCGTCACCGTCAATGCGGAGCCTCCCCTTGTCACCAGTGCGAAAACCCCTACGGTACTTTTTACTTTCCTTCTCCGCAGGAAGACGCTTTATCTTTTCGCGTAGACTCTGAATTTGCTTGGAAACCTCTGCGTCAGACAACCGAGACAAAGATTCCTCGGTGGGAAGGTGATTGCCGTTCATATTCATATGGAGTGACTTTTGGTTGATGTTTAAAACCTGTGGATTTGCACCCCTGACCCGATTCTCCACCAACTCATGAACCTTGATCTGCAAACTAAGTAGCTTATGGTCCGGTACACCAGTCTTAAGATTCACTGACTCTAGCTCCAAGATCTCCCTGAGTTTTCTGGTGCTCAAGTCGAGCATCTCTGTCATCGAGTTTTCGTAGCTGGGCATCGGATACAGGATCCAAGCCAAGAGAGGATTGTCCTTCAAAATGTTCTGGTAAACATACTTGTCTGGACAAACGCCGCGAGCCATAGAAGCAAGAATCATCGTCTTGTCGTTGTCAACTGCCCACTGGTACTCTCGCCAAAATGAAATCTTGAAAATACGATCTCGAGTGGAAAACCGATGCAAATATGTCTTCTCCAGCTTCTTGAAACTCCAAGTCAGAAGGTACTCTGGCATCTGGTCCATAGCCTTTTGGAAGATCTCGGGGCATCGGCTGTATACAGAGTCTATGTTGTTGTGATCATAGATAGAAACGCAGGTCTTGCGCTCCGCAGTGCTGTTTATTTCCATTGCTTCTCTCGATGTGGTGCATCTACTGGTTCCAAAGTGGCATTTTATGGGACTGCTTGTCAACTTTTGGAGAGGAAACGGACAACATTTGACCGGATAGGGATTTTGATTTTAAAAAATTTTTAAAAATTTGGGGTCCGTGGGACTACCCCCTACTACCAACCGCACCCCCGACCCCCCCTTAAAGGTGCCCCGGCCCACACGTCCACACGGCTACCCTGCCTCACGGCTACTATGCCTCTATGCAGCGCACGTTATCCACAGGGTGCTGTGATGCTATGCCTCTATGCCTCTATGTGGCTTAGGATTGCTCTGTTGTTGCTCTGATGCTGTTTGTTTATGTGGCTAGGTGGCACCAATATTCTAGGACGTTCGTGTTTTTCTTGGGGTGTGTTGG